ATCCCAATGGTACTATACCAAATAGATTCTTCAATATATATTTTCTTAATTATATTCCTATTATATCTGCACAGGATATACCAGAGGCTATGAATAAGGTTCTAATTGATGAAAAGCAAAAAGCTGTTGATAACGGGGATAATGATAGAGCAAATGATATTCAGAATATAATTGATAATCTTATGCCTATATTAAGATCACAAAGAAATGGTATTATATCTCAACTATTACCTAAGATATGTATAGATGATGATTTTGTATCTATTGATGCGATGAATAGTTTTCGTAATATAGTTGGACCTAATGGTGATGTATTGATGACTAGTATTATTAGGCAGAATGCATTTCTTGAAATAAATGGAATTAATTATATACTTCCTCAGTATGTTATACGTAGATATCAGAGAGTCTTGAATAATTTTGGGCTATTAGGTTATGATAGTTATATAGGTGATATTAAACCTATATTAGAGATTGTTTTAGGTTATTTTAATATGCCAGAAGATGAACTTCCAACTTTTACAACATATTCTAACTTTGATTATAATATGAGAAGTGATATTAGAATAAATACAAAATCATTATTTTTTTCTGATGCAGCATCATCTTTATGGAACTTAATTATGGGCAATGTTGTTGAAAATTATAATACATTATATGATAATAATTTGTTGAATAGGACTATATATGAAGATGAATTAGGAGCCGAATTATTAATGTATCTTGAAGATATTACAGAAACATATTTTAATGTTGATTTGGATAATCCAACTCAGATAGAGTATTATTTTGAATCAACATTGAATAATTTTCAAGCAAATATACCTAATATTAATAATTATTTGGCAAATAAGTTGACAGTATTTTTACAACAATTGGACCATTATGACCTTAATTTTGGTTTATTGACTATGAAAAATCTGGTAGTACCTAAACCTGAATTTTATTTTGCACAATTTTTAAGAGAATTACATTTTATAAGGGATAGGATAGAGTTGCAAAATGATATTTATTTTCATATTAACCATGATACATCTATAGATCCTGTTATATTGATAACTAATGGATTTGAAGATCCAAATTCACCTAATTATGATCCTACAGACCCACATGATAATGCTATGGATGTAATATTGTCTGTTAAGCAGATATTTTTGCAGTTTATAAGTGTATCTCCTAATCCTTTCACATTAAGTGCTGATCCTAATAAATTTAGATTATGGAATAGTTTATGGCTTCCTGATAAAAAATTTGTAACAGATGAGGAGATTGCTAAATATGACGAATTATTTGGATTTATAACAGCAGAATCATTATATAATATATTGACTACTATAGATACTAAATATAATGGTTTTGCTGATGAAGATGATGTTTATTCTTATATGATTGATGTTGTTATTAATTCATCATTTTTTAAGGATTTTCCTTCACTTATTGGTGATTCTGTTTCTGAAACTAATCAAAATATGATTAATTATCTAAATACACAAAAGTCAGATAGGGAGACACAGATAGAAGAATTAGAGGCACTTATTATAGTCCTTGAGAATAGTTTACAAGGAGGGCAAAATGCTAATTTTGCATGGATTAGAGAGATAGGGTATTATCTTATTGACTTTATAAAATTATATGTGGGGGATCAGTTAATAGATGTATGGTATGGTGAAATGTTGCATGTGTATCATCAACTTGTTCAAGTCAAGGAAAAAGAAAGGGGGCATGATATGTTAATAGGTAATGTTCCTGAATTGTATGATTTTAACACAGAAAGGAAGAGAAGGTGCAAACTTATGATACCACTACAATTTACATTTTGCAGGAAAATCGCTGCATCATTGCCACTTGTTGCCTTACAACATACTGAAGTTAAATTAAAAGTAAAATTAAGGAAATTTAATGATGTTTGCTACTATGATCCTTTTACTCGGTTTGTTAAAATGACAAAGTTACAGTCTCATATGTTATGTGAATACATATATATTGAGAATGATGAAAGGGAATCTATAGTTACAACAACCAATGAATATTTAATGGATAAGTTACAGTATAATGGTGATATAGAGGTAAAATATGATAGTCTGGATGATGATATGATATATAGTACTAGGATATATTTCAAATCTCCTACTATAGAGATATTCTGGATGGCTCAGCTTAGAGACTTTATAAATGGTTCTATGGAGAATCAAGAGAGAAAGTATCATAATTACGGGTCTAATTTTGCTACTGGTGATGGTGATTTGATAAAAAGCTTACGGATAAGGTTTAATGACAGGACCAGAGAGCAGTATAAGGATGCCAGATATTATAATGATATAGTACCTTATGAAAGGCATAGTTCTAACCCTGGAATAGGTATCTATAATTATTGCTTCTCATTAGTCCCTGAAAACTATACACAGCCATCTGGAGCGGCCAATTTAAGTAAATTGGACTATATTACATTTGATATTGTATTTAGTGATGATGCTATCCAAGAGCTTAAAAATGGCAAAAGTATACGATTACCTATATATTGCCTATCATATTCAGTATTAAGGGTAATTAGTGGTATGGCTGGAGTGGCATATCAATATTAAAAAAAATTGAAAATATGAGACTTAAATAGGCCCTTTATTTTTGGTATGTATTATAAAAAAATCTTGTAAAAGTAAATAAGATGTTTACAGCAATTTGCAATTATATTACAGGTAATAATACCAATGAAGAAAAAATTAACACCAGTAATGATAATGGAAAATATATAGAACCATTTGAGATTGATGAAAATGGTAATATAATCACTAAAACAGAACTTCTCAAACAATTTAAAAAGGCACAACATATGCTACAAGTTCCAGAAAAAATAAACCCCGACCTTAAACTTTCAATATCCCCTTTATCTGATAAAGAAAAAAAAGGAATAACTATAAAAAAAGTTAAAGAAGACATAGAAGAAGCAAAAAATCTTGATAAAGATGTCGACGAAATTTCAAAATTTATCAATGAAGATATTGATCTACAAAAGTTGTACCAAGAAATGTTAGAAAAGGTTTCTAGATCACCTGATGTCTATAATAATAACTTGACATTCACAGTAGTTCCAGAGTATGTAAATCCTGTTGTTGATTTTGTAAAAGGTGTTATTGTTGATAATGATGATGATGTTGATGATGTTGATGATGATGTTGATAATGATGATGATGATGTTGATATTGATGATGTTGATGATGATGTTGATAATGATGATGATGTTGATGACGGTAATGATGATGGTGATAGTAATGATGATGATGATGTTGATAATTTTCTTATAAAAGTAGTTATGGATCGAAGATATAAAATTTATAGTAACGATGATAGTAATAGTGATGACGATTGGTTGGATAATGATTCAATCTTGGAAAGAATTAATTACAACAAAGGGCAAGCCCCACCATGTATTAACGAAAATCAACTTACTACCAAAATTAATAATGTTTTAGAACATAATCTTATAAACGGAAATTATGTAGATCCAACAACTTCACTTAATAATGCAGGTAAATTTGATGATAATGCAGTTTCTTTGTCATATTGGGAAAGAAACTATTGTGATTTCAATGCAAAAAATAATTGTTAAATTTCTGTTCTATTTCATAATTATCTATTTTCTATTTACTTTTCTATTTTCTATTTTCTATTTACTTTTCTACTTAACTTTTATAATTTCATATATGTGCTGATTGGCATGTATTTCTTTTCTTTATTTATGTTTATTTTATATTATAATTATATCATTATAGTATAATATATGAGTGGAGGGTTAATCCAGATAGTTGCATATGGTATATCTGACATATTTTTGACAAAGAATCCACAGATAACATTTTTTAAATTGGTTTACAGGAGACACACTAATTTTTCAACAGAGGTAATACCACAACCATTTATTGACAAGCCAGATTTTGGCAAAAGGGTTAGTTGTGTATTATCGAGGAGTGGTGATTTAATTTCAAAAATATATATGGTTGCTGTATTGCCCAAAATACCAAAATTTAAAAATGAAAATAATGAGATAGACCAGATAACAAAATTTGCATGGGTGAGGAGGATAGGATATGCATTAATAAAGAATGTAGAGATAGAGATAGGATCAGAATTAATAGATAGGCAATATGGTGATTGGATGAATATATGGCATGATTTAACTATCCCATGTAGCAAAAATTTGGATACTATATTAGGTGATGTAAAGGAATTAACAGAATTTACAAATGGGAAAAAGTCATATAAATTATTTATTCCATTAAGATTTTGGTTTAATAGGTTTCCGGGATTAGCTTTGCCAGTAATAAGTCTTGATTATAATCATATAAAAATAAATGTTGAATTAAATGACCTTAATAACTGCCATATCATAACACCAACACATTATATAAATGTAGATAATGATTTTGTTAACTTTGAACCTTTTGAGTTTATAGAGCAAAATGTTGATGGGGAAGTATCATTAGGTAGATTTATTTATTTTGACATAGTTGATAGGAGGTTATATTTATGGAGATTATCGGATAAGGGATTTTTATCATTAACAGAAACTAATCCTGATAATATTCAGACAGAAGATCAGCAGGATGATATATTATATCCAAGAGATCCTAATTCTGGTAATATATTAAGGGATGAAAATAATAATATAGTTAATTCAAAATATTTAATAAGAGGACTTTCAACTGGATTTTCTGCGATGCCAAGGATAAACTCAGTTGAGAGGAGTCATAGAAACAGAAGTTTAAGGACTAGTAATCTTATCATACGAGATGCATTCTTGTTGGTAGAATATATATATTTAGATAATGATGAAAGAGTTAAATTTTATCAATCTAGTCATGAATATCTAATAGAGCAAATATTGTATAATGGAGAAAAGACGGTAGATGGGATTAATCAGTCATTTAAAATGGGATTTACTCAACCATGTAAAGAGTTATACTGGGTTACACAGTTATCATTGGCACAAAATGCAAGAGTAAATGATATATTTAATTATACAGACTCTTTGGTAAGGGATAAGGATAATAAATTATTGGGAAAAAATATTATTGAACAGGAGACTATATTATTTAATGGCCAAGAAAGACTCAGTCTTAGGGATTCTGATTATTTTAACCATATACAACCATATCAACATCATTCACATAATCCACCTGAAGGGGTTAACATATACTCTTTTTCCTTACATCCTGAAAAGCATCAGCCATCATGTGCTGCTAATTTAAGTAAGATAGATAATGTAAAATTAAGGATTATAGTTAATACAGATATTAATTTTAATAATACTGCAAAATTGAGGATATATTGTAGTGTATATAACATATTAAGGATAGTTAATGGTGTAAGTGGGCTTGTATTTAGTAATGATAGGATAAATTAAATAGGTTGGTCATAACCACATCTATTTAATAGATATTAATAAAATATTGTTTTTTTTGTTAAAATTAGATTTCAATAGGTCTGAACATTGGATCAGAATATTGGTTATTGTTGTTATTATCTGATGCATTTAATTTAGCAATTTGAGCATAGATATCAGTAATAACTTGATATATATTAAGATGTTTTTGTTGTAAATGTTTATAATTTGCTACGATATTTTCAAGTTTATCAATATTTACAGATTCTCTGTTGTTATCGTTAAGATATACTTGATTTGCTTTTTGTAAAATTTGGATATATTTCAATAATTTTTCTTCATATGTTTTTAATTTACTGATCCAATCAGTGATTTTTCTTTTACTATCATTATCAAGAGATTTATTTTTTGCTCTAAGTGATGCTATTTGACCATTAATAATATTTTCAACTAATTTAGCACCATTAAATCTGTTTAATCCTTGAGCTGGAGCTCTGATGACATATCTATTACCACCTTCTTGTGTAATACTTCCGATTGATCCATTTGTAAATGGCATAATACTTCCATCACGAAAGTTATTTTCTCCACCACCAACCATTCCAAATACAGTTCCAAAATTTTTATAAGATCCGAATTGATTAGATGTATATAATGCATTAAATGGCATATTTCTTGATAAGATTGTTGCATCATATGCTGAATTATTGGTATCTGGTTTAACATATTTTTTAAGTTTTAATTTGTCTAAATCATCTGAACCTACGTTATTTGCACCAGCTGGTGCATAATTTTTGCCTACATTTTGTATGGTATTGCCAATATTATGATAATTAACATAAGCTACTAAATGCTTGAAAAAGTCAAGGATATTATTATCTCTTAAGTGCTTAATTTGATTAGCTGTTAATTTATTTTTTGCAAATTTGTTTAACCAAGTTGTTACATTCATAACTTTACCGTTTTGGTTACCTACTTGAAATCCAAATAATTCTAAAAATTGCATAGCATTTACAGGATGAAGTTTTTCTATTTTACCGACTGCGTTAGCATTTTTAATTTTTTCAAAACATTGTGATACATCTCCATTAATTAAACATTGTTCAATAGCATCTCTACATTCTGATCCAGTACCAAATTTAAGATTTGTACCGAAACATTCTTTTTCCCCGATAGGAGAATAAGTGCCCATGCGTTTGTAATCCCATTCTTGAAAATCATTATTTTGGCCAACAGTTTTTCCATATTTTCCATTTTGTACAACAAATTGATTAGCACCATCATATAAATTATCAATGTTTGGTTGAGCAAAAGGATCATCAGCAACATCAGCATTAGCAACATCTCTTAATGTCATATCATCTAATAAACCTGCTTGATTTTGAGTAATTTTATGGTACATTTTACTTAAATTAAAATCAAGTGTTACATTTTGATATTGGATATTATTAGTGGTATATGCATTATAATATTTATCTCCAAAATAAATATTATTACCAATTGCATTTAAGATAGCCATAAAACTGCTATTATCAACTGTTCCATCTTCTTTTATATAGTTTGAAATTATATCTGTTGGATATTTTGTTTTTAAACTTTTCATTGAAATTTTAAATGATGCACTATTTTTATTTTTTCTGTGATATACACCTATATTTTTTGCAATATTTTCTAATTGAAATTTATTGTTTTGAAGATCTGTAATAATTGTAGCATCTTTTGGTGGATAAGTTGCAATTTTAAACAAAATTAAACCTTGACTACGACGTTCGTCATTGTCACCAAAAAAATCACCTAAATGGTCTGTTTTTCCTTTAACAAAAGATGAAGACATTTTCTATATATATTATTTAATAGAAAAAAAATAACACAATATTAAATATAAATATTACATCCTAAAAATCCTATATATTTTTTCTAAAATAACATTATAAAATGTTCAACATACGATTAGGCAATATTAATCTTACACCTATTATAATTATTACTATATTGATTATATTTCTTGTATTCCTATATATATTATTTAATCATAATACATCAACTTCTAACACAGGCACAGAAATTGATACATTTGATAATGCAAAGTCAGACACAAAAGACATTCCACACGAAATAGTCCTATATTATGCTATGTGGTGCGGATATTCTAAAATGTTCCTTCCTGAATGGGAAAAATTTGTTGCATATGCTGGGAAAAATATAAAAAATGTTAAAGTAACATCCATCAGGTGTGAAGGAGGTGATGAGGTAACATGCAAACAAAAAGGCGTAGATGGTTACCCTATGGTCATATTATACTTAAATGATGGTTCTGAAATACCATTCCAAGTTAACAGTGCAGACGAACGCACATCCGATAATCTAGTAAAATTTGTTAATAATCACATATAATCCCTATGGCCACACATATTCTTGTCTGATTATTCAATGGAATTTTATAAATAATTATTTATAAATAATTATTCAATAAAATTTGTAAATAATTATTCAATAAAATTTGTACAACTTTTTTCCTATATTAACGAGTTCCTCTTTAAATTCTACATGATCTAATATCTGTTTAGGGACATCTTTAAACCCTTTCATAGCGCCATACCATCCGGCAGCGATACATCCAGTTGTATCAGTATCACCTTTATGCAACATAGAATAAAAGACTAATTTTTCCCAAGATTTTCCGGAATCAATAAGGGCATCATATGCTATAATAACAGAATCATCACCACCGGAGCCAGGAAAATACTCCCCATCCTTAAATCCAAAATTATCATAATAATAATCACTTCTAAAATAAAGGTTTAATGATGCTCTAGTTTTAATAATATTCCCATCTTTATCAAATTTATTAAGTAAATATCTTTGCCATTTTTTAATAAAGTCATGAGAATCTTTACTATATTCCTCATAATCTCGCCCACTATCTTTAATGTAATTATCAATAATTTTATTGTTAATAATATCAATAAGTATGAATGGCCATCTTTCAATACCTATATCCTGTATAGCTAAAGATGTAAACAATGCAGATGTAATACCTCCCATAATACCAACAGCAGAATTATGACTAATCCTAGATGTTTCTATAGCTGTCTGTATTAATTTATCCCTATCTTTTAATTTATTAAATACAAGTCCAATACACAAATTTCTCATCGCGGCACCTGAGCCACCATATTTTCTATTATATGGCATTTTATTCCAAGGGGAACCATTTCGTAGTCTTTTAAAATTTTTAATAGTTATTTTCCCCGGATTTCTTTTTTTCAATCCTTCTTTTTCAAAATTGTCAAGAGATGATATAAATCTTTTGGCAAGTGATTGGCATAGCATATCTATATTATCATAATTATCGAGCATAGCATTAGCTACTTCCATATGTAATATAGTATCATCAGATACTGACCATCCCAATAATGATAAATGATTAATTCCTCCCAAATCAATAAACTCATAAACTTTATCCAAATTTTTAGAAAATTCCCAATCGCCATTTTTATATCCTATACTATCTCCAACAGCATGTAACAACATACAAGCAATATATCTAGTCTCCATATATATACACAAACAACATATTTTATACGTCTAATATTATTATATAAAAATCTACATATAGGTTATTACATAATGAGTACAGTAGATCTATACACAGTACTAAATTTAGAACATAATTGCACAAAGAATGATATTAAAAGGGCATATCGAAAATTGGTAATGTTATATCATCCAGATAGACCGACTGGTGATGAGGAGATGTTTGAATTAGTGCAACATGCATACAATATCTTACACAATCCATCAACAAGAAAAGAATATGATAATATTTTTAAAGTATCAATGCAAGCTGAATCAGATTTTAATGATTTAAAAAGTAGGGCATTAAATTTTATGGAATCACAAAAAGATTATACAAATATAAGTAAAGAAGAAAAAGAACAATTTAAATCCATATATGATAAACAATTTGATTATTTAGATTTAAAGCATGGATACTCAAGAGACCCATATTATAATGATGCTATAAATAAGAAAGAAACTAAAAGAAGAATAAAAGACATAGCTATTAAAAGAGAACAGGAGGATATTGAGTCATCACATGAAAAAATATTTGATGATAATGATCCGCAATTTTTACAAAAATTCAATGAAGCATTTGAATTAGAAAACAAAACACATTTGGAATTGACTCCATATGTAGGTGTACCAAATGCATGGGATTATGATAGTAATGTTACATACGGTAACATTGATAACTATGAAGACATATATACTGATGATATAGGTAATACAAGGGATTTTGGCACTATTAATTTTGAAAATAGTAAAGGAAAAAGATTAAAAAAGGATGATGTGAATAAATTAAGAGGTGCATCATATGTATATGGGCACAACGAGGTATCAGAAGATTATAAAAAAACATTAAAAGAAAAAATGGCAGAACATGAAGATCAGATAGGAAAATATCATAATATAGAAAGGGGAGAGTATAATACAGACCCATCATGTGGTGGGTATGGAATATTTAGTAAAATAGGAATTAATAGTTCAAAAGCCCTTGAGTATGAAGATGAAGATATCAATAAAAAATATCAGAAGATGTTAGAAATTAGGAGGAATCCACACACATAAATTTATCCATAATAGCTTTATATCCTGCATTAATTAATTCTTTTTTAGTATCAACATCAATACCATAATTTAGGATATTTATAGATTCTAAATTAATATCAGTAGTATATTTCTCATAACCTTTTTTAGAATTAATAGTAACCCCCTTCATAAAACATTGATATATAAGTCTAAAATATGATTCTAAATTATTAATACTATCACATTTATCAAATGTTTCAGATATATTTAATCCTAAAACTTTATCTAATTTATCTTTAAATAATTGGATAGGAAAATTGTCTATACATCCCCCATCAATATATATATTATCATCATACATAACAGGAACATAATATCCTGGAATGGATACACTTCTTCTGACAGCATCAGTAAGAGTTATCTGTGGATAATCATTATGATTGATATATATAACATCTCTTGTATTAACACATACAGTAGTAATATACAATGTTATTCCTGTATTTTCATATAATTCACCTAAAGTGATATCTTTACTATATCCCTTTGCGCATATAAGTCTATTTAACATATATACGAGCCGATTTCCATCATCTAATCCATAATTTTCAAATAAATTGGATATATTGACCATTTTAAGTTTATTAAGATTAAATTTTAGCATAAACTCTTCCAATTCATCACCGGAATATCCGAGAGATATTAATGCAGCAAATAAAGCTCCAACACTAGTTCCAGCAATAATTTTAAAATTTTGCAAAACATTAAGTTCTTCAATAGCCTTTATAACACCCACATATGCTATTCCTTTTATTCCTCCTCCACTCAAAACCATAATATTTTTGTTTGTAATATCTATTTTTTGTGCAACTTTGTCAACATAAATAGGTAAATCAAAATCATCTTTTATATTTACAGATACATCACATATAGAAGATAATTCATCGGCAATCGTATCTGATATATTGTTATCGCTGATACTCATAATAAAAATATTGTATAAATTATTAGCATATTATAAACTTAATTATTATATATGGATAAGATAAGTATAGACAATTTATTTCCAAACATAAAATTTAAAAACAGACCATTGGATGTGTATTCTTTGTATAATCCAAAAGAAATTAAAAAAGAGGATGACATATCATATAATATTCAAAATTTAAGGAATGTTCGGGAAGAGAATAAAAGGAAAATTGAGCAGGTATATATGAAGGTTTATGAGGATTGTTTAAAGGATATAATAGAGTTAAATAAAAAGAATAAAACAGATATGATATATGATATACCATTAGTTATATTTGGGAAAGAGTACGATAATATTGACTGTATTAAATATATAAATAAGCGATTAATAAGATTAAATATGGAAACTATAATATTATCTGGGGAGAGAATATACATATCATGGTCTAATATTTGAAACTTTTTGGCTAAATCTGAAGAACATATCTAAGATAAAAATAACAAGTATACCTACAAGTATAATTATAACAATTTCTCTAAATTCATATCCTAATTTTTTGTTAAGTATGCTAAAATTATTTTTTTTCTTTGCTGGAGGTTTTTCTGTATAATATGTGTTAGCATCATTATTTATTTTGTTAGTAATACTATTTCTGCAATAATTACATGATCTTATATGTTTCATAATTTCTGAATCTCTATCAGTAGAGCTGAATAGAGATTCCATATCACTTGCATCATCATTAACATTTAGGGTTTTTAAGAAATTGGTGATATAATATTGATGTGAGTGTTGTGGTTTTTGTATAGTATCAGACATATCAAAAGAGTCAGTATATAAAGTATCATTTTCGAATTCATCCATGGCCTCTTTTTGTATATTTTCTAATGATTTAAGTGATGTACCTTGGTACACATCATGTTTATTTGTTATATCTCCTTGTGTATTAATAAAGGATTGATAATTATCATTGCCAAGATTATAATTATTCATTTGTTCTTTTATGGGATTATCGAAAGCTTCGCTGATAGAGCTGAACATCATATAATTATCTATATATTTAGCATATAGTAAATTATCGTACTTAAAAATTTTTATGTATTATATAATTATATAAATATGCAAATTGATTTAAGTATATTGGATAATGATTATGTTGCTACATTCTTGGCATTATTTGTAGCATTATATGGGATAGCCTTATCACGTGTTAAATTGCCTGATTTTATTAGAAATTTATTTAATAATAATATATTCAGAGTATTATTTTTATCATTATTAATGATACATAATTTCGATAGATCTCCGCATGTTGCAGTAATTGTTGCATTATTATTTGTGTTAACTATGCAATATATAGATGATAAAGAAACAGAAGAAACATTTGCATATGTTGGTAATGTAATGAACAGATAAAAATATGTCTATTAAGATATTATGGAGAGATATTTTAATAGATCGGATTATAGAGAGAACAGAAAGACACGATATGTGTTTTATTGGTTATTTTGGATAGTTATCGTGTCAATATTTGTGATGTTATTTCAGATAATATATAATTATGATGCAAAGGGAGGTAGATGTAAAATTTTTCGAGATGCGAGTGATTATAAATATTTCGATTCGATAGTTGATCTAGCGTCAAATTATCCAAAACCCTTTATGAATCTTGCGTGAATAATATAAAAAATACTTTCTACCCATCAGTTATTAAATGGAGGATAGTGGAAAAAAACAGTCAAATTTAGTAGGTAATAACATAAATATTAATGATTTGTGTAAAATTGATGATATTGAAGTAAAATTAGATACTATTGAATTAGACAGAAAAAATTTAAACGTTACAGATACCAATATTCACTGTGAGATGTTTGCAAATCCTGAAAAATTAATAGATATTGATAATAAAGTATTATATCCTAATTTTGGAAATAATACTAATAATATTGATAATAAAGATAATTATGTAGATACTGTAGATGGTGTTATTCCCAATATAAATAGTTATAATGTAGGTAATACTAGTTATCATGATAATAATAATAATGATAATAATTATAATGATACTGATAATGATTACACAAAAACATATGATAATAATTCAGACTCTGATAAGGAATCTGAAGAGGATATTAAATTAAAAAAATTAAACATGTTACGTAAGTTAGGAGAATTAGGACAACATGGTGTGCAATTATCACAAAGATACAATATGAATTCTGATTTAAAGGCGATGGAATATGAATATGAACTTCATAGGAGTATACGGGACAAACATAATGGTATACGTTGGTTAAATAATTGTATGATAAATTTATGTTATGGATTAGAACTTGGTAACAAGTTTTACAATCCGTTTGATTTTAAATTAGATGGATGGGCAAATCAAATGCATAAAGATCAAGATGATTTTTATGATGTATTTAGTGAACTACATGAAAAATATATGAGTGGAAAAAGTAGATTAGCTCCAGAATTATTATTAATATTTATGATAGGTGGAAGTATGTTTAAGCATCATTTTTCCCAAGTTGGGCCTGGAATGATATTAAATCAGATGGGTAATTTAAATAATTTTGATCCTTCAGCCCTTGATAAAGTAAGGCAGAATAGTTCATTTAATAATAGATTGAATGAGGAACATATAAATGCTACAAGAGATGCTCAAGATTTAGAAATGTTAAGAAAAAGACAAAATGAATTTGATAATATGTCACATAGATCAGAAAGGTCTATATTTTTACAACAGGAGATAGAAAGGAAAAAAAGAGAAATTGATGATTATGAGAGAGAATTACAACTTAGATCAGATACAAAATCAATGTATAGTGGACAACAACCAACAATGAAAAGGCCAACATTTAATAGAGAAACTCGTCAAGCAAATAATATAAATATGTCTGATGCTATCAGACAGCAAAATATTATGCAACAGCAAAAAAATATGCAACAAAGAGAATTTAATAGAGTAAATATTAATTTAAATCCAGAATTAGATAAATTAATAGAAAGTAAAGTAAGTAAGGATACATATAGTTTAAGTGATAATTCAACACAAAATGTTGATATAATTGACATATTTGATAACAAAAGTACTAAAAGTGGTAGAAGTGGCAAAAAAAGAAAAAGACGGATTAAAGTAAGTACAGATTTTTAAACATTTTGTGCAGGTGAACTGACTCCATTAAAAGGACTAAATGGTTGGGAATCGGTAAAATTACTCATATCGCTATAAAATTCAGGAGTTAATGTAGTAAGATATTCTTCCTTATACATTTCAGAATCTTTATTTGAAACAGATATTCTTGATTTATCAATATCTGCTTCTATTAATATATTATCACTACTGGCACTATCATTATTGCCATTATTTTCACATTTTTCACATTTGTCTGATAATGATGAAGTTGGGGTTAATACTAATTGGGTTTTAGATAATTCATTTGCAGATATATCTTGCTCATCAGATATAGTAATAGTATCTGTAATGACAGGGGATTGTTGTGGTATAATATTTTTAACATTTTGAACTTGTTGATCAGTTGATATATTATTTGGGCTGTATTGCACCATATTTGGGTTAGAATCCCAAACACTATTTGGATAGGCACTCCAGTCTAAATCTGTACTTGTATTCACATTTGTATTCGCATTTGCCTGTAAAACAGCCGTAACATTTTTAACTTGTTGATCAGTAGTAATAGTGTTAGTATCGAAAATATCATTTGTCATAGTATCTTGATCATTATTTTGATCAACATAATTAGCTAATTGGCGGATATTATTATCCACTACAACTGTATCAATTTCATTATCATATATTTTTGTTGGAATTCCTGATTTATCTACTTCATCAACAATAACTGCATTATCTGGTATAGCACCTCCTTTAATATATGGATATAACTCATCTGTTATCATTTTTTCAATATGACTATATGAAAATCTATCTTTTCCTCCACCTGTTAAACTATTAATAAAACTAATACTGTCATGTTTTTCCTTGGCAACATTACTACATTTTACAGCTTCATCAGAACATATTTTACAACTATCAGTATGAATAGATCCCTTTGTAGCACAAACATTACATATTTCAGATATATTATTACAGTTGTCTTGTATAGGTGTATCATCTGTAACATATTGTGCTTGAACTATATCATCTGACTGTATAGTATCAACTTGTTGTGGTTGTTGGACTACTTCTACTGGTTGTTGGACTACTAGTTGTTGATCTACTACTGGTTGTTGGACTACTTGTTGTGGTTGTTGGACTACTACTTGTTGTGGTTGTTGGACTACTTCTACTGGTTGTTGGACTACTTGTTGTGGTTGTTGGACTACTTCTACTGGTTGTTGGACTACTTCTACTGGTTGTTGGACTACTTGTGGTTGTTGGACTTGTTGTGGTTGTTGGACTTGTTGTGGTTGTTGGATAATAATAGGTTGTTGTTGTTGTGGTGATCCAATTACAACAGGATATTGATAACTTGGGGATAATCGTCTATCAATAATACTTGCGCCAGTACCTATTCCAAGATTTGTGAATTTTTGCAAATCTCCAACTGTGTTTGGATTGTATCCTTTTTGAACAGCTACTTTTGCTGCTATATCAGTTCCCAATCTAGCAGAATCAGATCCAATACTAATAATTCCTCTTCTGATATTATCATCTTCAATAATATTTTTAGCTTCTTTTCTGACAGAGGTTACACCAGATTGTACTGCAGAAGATGCTTTGTTTTTGATAGAACTACCGATAGTTCCAAGTTGTGATTTGGCATCTAATCTCCTTATTCCTCCTTTAAAGCTGATATAATCATTATATAATTTATTAATTTTGCTGTATGTGTCATTTCCATAATATTCATATATATTTGCTAATGATTTATTATTATCAGTGATATAACCATTTGCAATATTATTTATATCTGATAAAACAGATTCTATCCCATTAATTTTTATATTTTCAAGTACATATTTAAGGTCTGATTTGTGCAATTTGTTATTCATATAACCTATATATATACAGTATATTTAAAGAGTTATATGAACATATTAAATAATAATATGCCACCGAAAAAAAGTGTTATAGATAATGTGAAAAGTAAAAAAAGAGGTAGACCAAAGAAGAATAGTACAATAAAAAGCAAAACTAGTCCTATAGAAAAAGTTCCAGTATTTAATACATGTGAAAATAAGAACAATGAGATAGTATTATGTTTACCTTTAAATATAAGTGATTATAATAAATGTGATAATAAGGATGATTATAATGATATATTTACACAAGAGAATACAAATACATCAACATGTGATGATCAATTTACAATAACAGATATGGTTTATAGTGATTCATCAAATGAATCACTAGATTCAAAAAAATATAGTAAAAATGCGATTGAGAAAATAAAAGAATTAGAAAAAGAATGTAATACATTAAAAGAAAAAATAAAATACTATGAAGATACATATAATATAGGATTAAAAGACGATAACATACACAAAATAAAATTAAAAATATATGATATTATAGATAATAAAAAAATAAATATAAAAAGTACAAAAACATCATGTTGGTGGTGTACATATAAATTTTCTACAGAACCTTATTATTTACCAGAAAAAGTGGTTGGAGATACTTTTTATGTATTGGGTAATTTTTGTATGCCAGAATGTGCTGCAGCATATAATGAATATGATTTAGATGATTATAAAAAGGAGGATAGATTTTGTTTATTGAATAAGATGTATCCAAAAAAGAAAGGTAAGTGTATATCTTTAGCTCCAAGAAGAGAATTTTTAGTGGATTATGGTGGGCCAATGGATATAATAAAATACAGACAAATATCACGGAACAGTAGTAAGAGTTATAGATTAATTTTACCGCCAATGAAACCTCTGGTTCCTATAGTTGAAGAAAGGGATAATAATAGAAAGAAATTGCATTATATATCAAAAGATGCCCTTGTATTAAAGAGATCAAAACCATTATATAAAACAAATAATCATTTTTTTGGATCCATACATAAATAATTAAGAACTATTGTCTGATTTTTCTTTAAAATATCCTTGTAATAAGGCATCACACAGATCATCCTTTTTCTTATAAGACATAAGATGATCAATCTGTTTTTTATTATCTTTTAATAATAATTTGGTATATATTATTCCTAATTCTTTTGTAATATCATAATTTTTATTAGAAATCTTATAAATCTTATCTGATTTTTTTTGTTGGTAAATTATATTTTTTAGAATATCTTCCTTACTCTCTTCTTTGTATACTGAATTATTTTTTTCTATAATTTTTTTAATAATCTTGTATATCTTATGATCTTTGTCAATAAGATTAAACAGATCATCTTGTAATTCTTTATCAACTTTTAATTTATTTGATGGGGATATGAATCTAACTGTATCTATATTTTTTAGTACAAAATATCCAAAAAGTAGGGAAGATATTGTTTTCATAGTTGGATTGGTATGTGTCGGTTGATTTTCTATATATACAACATCAATATTACCAAGTTCATGAGTATTGTTTAATGATCGGTATAGATTCTTTGCGAGTATTTGCATATCTGCAGATGTACATTTTTCTGTTTTAATAGGCTTTATTTGTGCATCTTTTATTAAATGTTTTTTTGTAATTTTCATATGTGATGTACAATAATATTTATTATTATCTGTAAATTTAGCATTTGATGTACAACAAATCTTTTTTTTAGGTAATATATAGTTGCATTTAGTACTTTTGTTTGCAGGTTTGAAATAAGTTTCAATATCATAACTGAATGGTTTATATAATTTTTTGTGAGTCCCACAATAATTTAGAACAATATTTTCTGAGTTAGTGCCTACATATTTTGCTTTGTTAGTACATAGTGAACCTGATCTCTTTTTTGCACAGCAATTTACTGATTTATTTTGTGCAAAATTTATTATATCCCATTTTATTATATTAATATTGCCATTATCATATTGAAATATACAATATGCTAAATTTTTAATACCTACATCCCATGAACACACAGTTCTTACCATTTATATATCCTATAGAATATATAAATTAGTTTATAAACTTACTTTTTTTCTTTATAATTAATATTGCTTGAAACAGATTTCGGAGTATATTGACATTCAGATGTAGAATATCTATATGATGGTATATCAGTAGATACACTATAATAATTATATGGTGCATTATATGAAGTTGTATAATCGGAAATATTATTATATGTGCTAGTTGGCGACATATTATTTACATTATTTTGTAAATATCCACCTTTAAGAAATGTATTGTATTGTTTATTAAATTGTTTATTAAAATATTTATTATGATTATAATTATAATTACCGTAGTTATAATCAGATTCTGTATTTTTTTCAGAAAATTCAGGAAGATATTCTGAATTTAGTAAAATATTATGTATGTCAGCTAATTTTTTGCTAAAACTGATACCATATGAAGTATCAGTAAATAACATATCATCAATATTAATATCATTTATATCATGTGCATTATTTACATCTAAATTATAATCTTCTGTGTTATTAGTATTTTCCATCGCTGATACCTCCGTTAGGTAACTTTTTTGTAAAAAGATATTATTATTATTAGAATATGAGTCCATATATGTTATGCTATAAAAGGTATAAATAAAAAAATTTGATATAAAGATAGTATATTAGGGTTATATAATAATATATAGTATATATTATGAGTCATATAAAAACAAGTTCCCATAAAGCAATATCCAAAGCTAAAGGAACAGATACATATGACTCGATAATGACTATAAATTTACCCAAAGGACTTAAAATATCAACAATAACTATTACTGGAAAATTCAAAACTGACTTTAACATATTAAACATAGGGAAATATATAGATTTAAATTATGATAGGATAAGAAGTAAGAAATATAATAATATAGTTTACAGTATAGATAAAAATGGGAATATAACAAAAGATCTTGGCAAAAATAAAAAAACAAAATCAAATAAAAATTTTTATAATCAAACAACAGTAGGGATAATATCAAAAATAAAAGCAAAAAAAACTATGATAAAATTGTTTAAGAATGGATCAATACAAATAACTGGTTGCAAAGGATACGATCATTTTCTTGATATAATGAAAATTCTTATTGAAGAATTACACAAGAAAAAGGCAGTTTTAGTAGGTGGAAAAATAATCAAAAAAGAATTTATGAATAAATCAAATAATGTAAACATGGATAAATTTTATGATTTTAACGTGAGTCTTATTAATAGTAACTTTAAAATAGGATATGATATAGATAGGGAAAAATTATATAATATACTTTTAAAACAAGGAGTTGAATGTAGATATGATCCTATACTTCATGCAGGCGTTAATATAAAATACTATTATACGGATAAAAATAAAAAAAAATACAAGATATCAATTTTTGTTTTTAAGAGTGGATCAGTAATAATAACTGGGGCAAGATGTATTAATCATATACCAAAAGCACAAGAATATATATGTAGGATATTATATGACAATTATTCTGAGCTTGTTCTTATTAATTTTGATAAATTTATAAAATCATTGGCTATGTAATAATTATTTTATACAAACTGATAATTCAGTCTATATAAAATAATTCTAAATTAAATTAATTTTCTTTTTTATTTTGTTATTAATATTCTGTTGCTTTATGTTGTGTATTATTAATAAATGGATTAGTTTTCAAATTTTCTGTAACACATGTATCAAATCTCCATGAACTTACTTGTGGTAGTGTATTTGCTACTCTTGTATGCATTGTTGGGACACATTGTAATGGTCTTTGTCCTTCCATATTAGCATACACTTCTCTATCAATTTGAATAGGTTCACACATTTCAACTAGAGTATGTTCATATGTCGGTATTTTTTCATAATTACAAGTAGTTGGTGCTCCACTATCTCTTACAACAGTTATATGATCTTTTGTTACATTAACTAATGAATTTTTAACATCAGATCTTGTTCTTGTTTTACTTCCTTCTTGTAAATTAACAGGACCATATTGTGTCTTATTTTGTGTTAATTGTCTTAGTGTTGGTTTTATTATAGTTCCGGCTTGTTCGGCATGATAACCTCCTTTTTCTTTTCCATGATGATATATCGGTCCGTATTGAGTTGTATTTTGGGTCATTTGTTTCATAGTTGTTGGTACTATAATTCCTGATTGTTCGGCATGATAACCTCCTTTATTATATTGTGCAGATCCAAGAGGTCCATATTGAGTTGTATTTTGGGTCATTTGTTTCATAGTTGTTGGTACTATAATTCCTGATTGTTCAGCATGATAACCTCCTTTATTATATTGTGCAGATCCAAGAGGTCCGTATTGAGTTGTATTTTGGGTCATTTGCTTCATAGTTGTTGGTACTATAATTCCTGATTGTTCGGCATGATAACCTCCTTTATTATATTGTGCAGATCCAAGAGGTCCGTATTGAGTTGTATTTTGGGTCATTTGTTTCAAATTTGTTGGTACTATAATTCCTGATTGTTCGGCATGATAACCTCCTTTATTATATTGAGTAGATCCAAGAGGTCCGTATTGAGTTGTATTTTGGGTCATTTGTTTCATAGTTGTAGGTACGATAATACCACTTTGCTCGGCATGATAACCTCCTTTATTATATTGTGCAGATCCAAGAGGTCCGTATTGAGTTGTATTTTGAGTAGTCTGTTTCAAAGTTGTAGGTGCGATAATTCCGGATTGTTCGGCATGATAACCTCCTTTATTATATTGAGTAGATCCAAGAGGTCCGTATTGAGTTGTATTTTGGGTCATTTGCTTCATAGTTGTAGGTACGATAATTCCGGATTGTTCGGCGTGATAACCTCCTTTATTATATTGTGCAGATCCAAGAGGTCCGTATTGAGTTGTGTTTTGAGTAGTCTGTTTTAAAGTAGTAGGCGCGATAATACCACTTTGTTCAGCATGATAACCTCCTTTATTATATTGTGCAGATCCAAGAGGTCCGTATTGAGTTGTGTTTTGAGTAGTCTGTTTTAAAGTAGTAGGTACGATAATTCCGGATTGTTCGGCATGATAACCTCCTTTATCATATTGTGCAGATCCAAGAGGACCATATTGAGTTGTGTTTTGAGTGGTCTGTCTTAAAGTTGTAGGTGCGATAATTCCGGATTGTTCGGCATGATAACCTCCTTTATCGTATTGTGTAGATCCAAGAGGTCCATATTGTGTTGTATGTTGTGTTAATTGTCTTTTAGTTGTAGGTGCATAATATGTTGGTTTAGTATTAGATGTATTTTGAAATTGTTCATAACCGGCAACATTACGTGGAGCAGGATATTTGAAATTTTCTTTATGACTTGTTTTAACTTGTTCATATAAATTATCTGGTTTATGTAATGTAGGATTATATTTTGCGGCAGAATACCATGCTCTAGTGGTCATTTGTCTGTTTGTACTTGGTGCTTCATAATTACCATATATTGATGGTGCTCTATAATATGTTGTTGATTTTACAAAATCTCTAGGATCTTGTTCTTTGTAACTTGGTGGTTTTCTATTTGCAACATTTGGTATTATGCCACGCTTATCACTTTTTTTCCCAACAATAATAGGTTTACCATATGATATTTTAGGATTAGTTGCGGTACGTAATTCATCGACAGTTTTTGGTAAAACTCTATAAGAGTCATGATATCCTTGTTTAGATACTTCATTATATCCTAGATTTAATCCTGGTGTTGTCCTGATAGGTTGATGTATTAGTTCATTTCTTCTTTCTCTTGAGGGGATATATCTTCCAGCCATATAATCAGTAAAATTAGGCATACCATATATATGTGTAAGGCCAACATGTGGATTAAATAAAGGTCTTCTTTCTGTTTTTGGTTTGTATTCTATATTTTTTACAGATCCAGTAAATCTATCAACTTTACGTTGTTTCATTTCATCCCATTTTTGTTGAATAATAGAATCAGGTCCATATCCCTTCCCTATACCTGATTTGAAGAATGGGACCATATTATTATGTGATAATTGGTTATCAGGCATAAGACCATATGTCATGGAATAGTTTTTATCAAATTTTGAATATTCTCCTTTTAACGCAAGATCTCTTTCCATTTCTGTTCTAGATATAGAAGCATATTTGCCACTTTTTGCAGGAACATTATTTGATGATACAGGTGTTGATGGGTTATCAAATTGTAAACTTTCAAATTGAGCATAAAATCCTGGTTCATTATTATCAGTATGTATACCTCCTATTTTATGTTCATGATATGAATTATCTCTTAAAATATTACTTTTTTTAAAAAATTTAGTATGATCATCTCCTAAGCTATGTCTACTAGTACAACTATTAAAACTTTCAACAGATGCTGTATCTGAAAAAGTTTCAATAAATGGTTTTTTTGATAATTTTTTTCCATATTCTTTATTATATGATTCGATCTGATTGTATATATTTGGTATAACACCTGTTTGTTTTGGATGTCTTGCTAATTGTCTACGTTTTTTTGCTGTACTTTTAACATGTTTTTTGGCTTTTCCAAAATTATTTGAATTATATATGTTATCTCCATTTATCTTTGCTCTTCTAATTTTTTTTGTATTTGTTTTATCAGCAGGAATTTCTTCCTTATTATTGACATAATTGCCAAATGTGGCCATTCCGCTAAAAACGTCCATAATCTATACTATAATTATATATATTATTTATCATATAGTAACTACATAGTAACTATATAATACTACCTATCACTATATTGTCGTGACACTATTATAGTAAGACGATACATATATAAAATAAGAATTAACAATCACCATTAGGACAATGGCCAGATCCAGCACAATTATATTTACATACTTTATTTTTTCCCTTAATATCTTTTGGCATTGATGGATCATAACTTACTAATCTAGGGACACGTTCTCTATAATTATCTTTTGCTTCAAGTTTTGTATTAATAGCAAAATTATAAAAAATATTTGCCTGTGCATTTTTAGGTAAATTATAGAATCTATTAATAGACATACCACGATAATTTGCGGCAGGATTTGTTAAATGTGTTGATACTGGATCTAAAAAGTCATTACATATTCTAGCATGTTGTAATTTAAATTTTGTAACATTAATATCATTAACTTTTCCATCTTTACATTTAGATGCGATTACATTTCTATTAGATAAAATTGATTCAACATCAACTAATCCTTGTGATGGTGCAGTAACATGCCCAACAGTAGTGCTTACACCATATGAATTTGCACCAGATGATGATCTGGGTCCAAATACTGATAGACACGAATTACAACTATTAATTTGATCTGGATTAAGTCTGTATAGAAGTGGTGATACACTTTCACTTAAGTAATCGTTATATGCACACCTATCATAATCTAATCTGCTACTATGACCAATATTGACGCCTTGATTTAAAAAAGCCATTATTATATATATAAGTTAGAAATATATTTTGTCTTATATTAGCTATCATACAAATATAAAATAAAAGCCATAATACAAAAAGTCAGATAAATCAATTTGCATATTTGATAGTCATATCCTTCACCCTTTTTACATACTCTTCATAATTATCTCTGTACAATCTTCCTGCATCTGAATTAAGTGGGTCACTTGCATTTGGATTGTCAAGGAATGAACTTAATGATAATAATACTTTCTTTATAGTTAATGCTGGACTCCAATCCTTATCACTTAAGATATCAATACAAATGTCACCATTAGTTCCTATATTGGGATGAAATACTCGAGTTGTAAATTTGACTACTGGTGGAGAAAATGGATATTTAGTTGGGAAAACTATATTTAATTTAAATATACCACCTTCAAATGGTGTATCAACAGGACCGATAATAGTTGCATTCCATTTATAAATATTATCATCATCAGCAGGACCAGCGCTAATACCTTCAATTGGAACAGTTTCAATATTTTTTAATTCAGATTGAATTCTTTTTAAACTTGCAGATGAGTTCATCATATATATTCTAGATTATATATTGGATTATATATTGGATTATATACTAGATTATAATTAACTTAGTATATAAGATTCAATTTTTTTATAATTAACACCTAATTACATATATTTGGATTTGGAACACTATATCCTACAGATGTTTGTTTAGGTATATTATTATAAACTATAGGACATACATCTGGGGCAGGAACTACTGGTATATTTTTATGGAATGTAGATATACACATTCCATTACGTGCACATGGAGCATTAGGATGTGGTTGGTATTTAAATTGATCACAATTGCTTAGTGGTCTACTAAGATTTTTAAGTTCAGATTCAACATCAACTAATTGATATTTAAGCCAAAATTTATCATATAAACATTTATTACAATTTTCAGCCCAAGCAAAATTTAATTTATATTGTAATGGTGATGTTGATTCATATAAACGTTTTTGGTATTGACAATTATCATATATTGTCCTATTACTTGCACCGATATTCATCGTTATATTATATTGACATATATTTTTTTTTTATAATATAAATAAATATAACTAGTATCTCTTACATAATTTCTCTTGTATAGTTCTGTTTTGCCAGAGCTTTGTTATCATTTCTTGTACTTATTCCACCACGAAATCCAGGGATAACTGAATTATCAGGATTCTGAAAATCATCATCAATGAATTGAAAATAATGTTCATATGGATTCCTATATCCATATGATTTAGTCGTATTTGATGGCATTCCTCTTATTAATGCTGTCTCAAATTCTGAATCTTTTATAATCTGGTCTTCACCTATAAATTTACACATCCTATAATCATATGTACTTAATCCTCTTTTATTATTTGTTTTTACTTTAGGAATAACTATCTTATTATTTGTATCCATATCTGATTTTTCTGAAAATGTTGGATTTGGTAAGGCAGAATAACTACCAAATTTTTTATAATTCTTATCATCTATAATATTAAATTTTGTATAATCTATATTATCTTCTCCAATTCTATATTGTGACATCATTTTATCATATTTAGCAATACCACTTACCCATGGATAATTCATTTTAGGATCTGATCTGGGATCATATTTTGTATTACTTATGTTATACCCAGTTATATCTCTCATATCTGGCATTTTAATATTATTATCTATTGGGCCTTCATAATAATCATTATTATCATCTGGAGCAAACATACCTCTATTTAAAGGTATCTTCATATCTGCTTTTTTGTTTATCGGAACACGAGGATCATTGTTTCTAAATTCCGCTGATGGAAATAATTGTTTTTCTGGTTTGTAAGGTTTCTTATCTCTATTTTGAAGGAATATCCTTAATACACTCTTATCTAAATGTGATATCTGATATTGTTCTTCTGGAGTTATGCAAGGTTTTATTTTATTTTTTTTTAGATATAATTTTCTTTTAAGATATGCTTGTAATCTAGGTTCTAGCATAATACTGCCATCAATACGTTGATGTTTTAGCTTATCGACAATTTCTGGTTTTGATAGATGATTAACCCTAAATGATTGGTTACATTTATTCGACATAATATATATGATAGATAGATAATAATTGAATACATACAAGCATATAAAACTTTTAAAAATATATTATTTTATATGACAGAACTTGATAATCAACAATATAATAATATAATTAATTTAACTCCTGAACAAATAATATATAATTTATTGCAAAAAGAACCAGAAGAACCGTGTAGCAATCTGCTACTACTATCTGCATCTGAAAATACAGGTGAAGATAATGAATATATATTTGAAGTACTTGCTACTATGTTATTGGAAGCATTTGATATATATTATGGAGGTCTTGATAAGGCTAATATGATTGATTTTTCAGTGGATCATGTTAAATCAGTTATACCTTGGTTCAAATCTATAGGATTTACTATATCAATACATGAAGCAGATTCAGAACCAGATTATTATTGCAGAGTTATAATCAAAAATCAAAAATATAAATCTTTCTTTACAAAAAATAAAATTAATAAAAATTATCATTTCCTAAAAAATTCAACACAGAATGTTTACAATGATAACATAAAAGATATTGTCATGTTATTTAGTATCAATAATAAATTATATGTTATCAATTTTGAAAGTATTATCTAAATATTCCAATTGATACCAAACTATCAGTTGAAATATGCCTTACATAATATATGAACGGATGATTAGCTATAAAATTAATATTGTTACGATTTTTATTTACATTATTGTTACTATCTCTTTGGGATGACCTTCTTCCTTCATTAATATTTATACATACTTTATGAATAATATTATCCACACATATATTTTTATCAGTTATAAAAATATCATCTAAATCTGCTGATGTAAATAATTTATCTATACCCATGTTACGTAATAACCTAGTAATTTCATACCGTGAACATAATTTAAATTTAGGTATTACTAAACAATTTATATATGTATCTGCTAATCGTTTTATTATATAATGTAAATATTCATAATTAATATCAATATTATCATATTTTTTTGGAAGATAAAAACCTATCACAATATTACTATCATCTAGACTTTTTTCTAATAATTGGCATTGTTCATCTTCATAATACATATTATTTGTATCTGATAATTGCATTAGATATTCCATTCTTTTACTATTAAAGGAATAAAATGGCAATATTTTTGTTTTCTTGTGAAAAAATGGAATCTTCCAATTACTTTTTATATGTTGACATGATGTTAATATTATATGATTACTTTTCTTGACTACTTCTTGATTAATAACATTATTTATTAGTCCATTAGTTGATAAATTTATAATATTATTAATATTAATAGAACTCTTTTCTGAAAATGACATATTTATACTTCTTATATTCCCTATAGGGCTAATATAATGCACATATGCTTTATTTATTGATATATCATCTGATACAAATATATTAGTTGATAGTGTTACTAATCCTGTAGTTTGTATATTTTCTAATATATTCTTAAAAG